CCACTATCTAGATAGACAAATATCTCTAAAGCCATCTCTAGTTTTCGGTAACGAAACTTTTGTTAATACCTCGTGGTAATCAACCTCCGATTCAAAAATTAAGTTACTATAAATATAAACAGTTTTTCCTTGTATATGCTCAAATTTAAAGCCAATTGCCTCCAAGAATTCAAGACAATCGGTACTATTTCCAGATAACTCAACAGCTCTAGCCAATATAAAATTGTATATGCTATTACCATTCGAACCAAATAATAAGTTCTCATTCATTACCGATAAAGAAATAGATAGAGCAGATAAGAATCGCACCCAATTACGGTAAGGATAACCATTCTTCCAAACAGATCCCGCAAACTCAAATACATCATTGCTTGGAGAACCAATTAATTCAGCATCTAAATTATAAACGATTCCAAAGTTTTCATGTGATAATTTAATGAATAATCCGTGATCTAATTCAGAATCACTAAAAATAACAAGATCGTCACCAGTCACCATAAAATCAAAGTTGTCAGAAATTTCATCAATAGTGTACCCCATACATAACAATTGACATATAGCCATAAATGTAGTAGAGAAGGTACCAAGTTGATTAGTTAAACCTGAACCAGATAGAAGTCCACCAATACGTCGTTTGATGACACGAAAACTTGAATGATAATAACCTGCTATAAGTTCATAACGCATCAATTGCTTAATTCGAATTGTTGTAGAATTATTTGCAGAAAACAAAGAATCAATACTTAAGAAGAATAAACTCATAACAAAACCAGGTAAAGTTTGGTCAAAACTAGAAGCATCAAAACTATATTTATAACGTCGTTTATTTTGAATTGTTTGACATCTATTACGTAAATGTAATTGAGTCTTACCACCCATTGAACATGTGTGTTCAAAATTATTATATATCGCACTATTCCAACAAAATCAAAGAAGTATTTGACAAATGCTAACAAATCCTCCCACAGCGAAAACTAACCTTGTCTTAATCACTTTCTTAATTTGCAGGCGAGTAAAAACTAAAACAGGATAACCAAATACTATCTGTACACGGGATGGTTGTGAGTCCTCTAAGAAGTCACAGAGGAATTCTATGATGTCTGGGATACATCCGGACTTCTGTTTTAGCGAATTATAAATATCTGTAAGACCAACATTCGCTTTAGTATTAATTTTACTTACGACTTGATCAAATGTCGGAATCACAAATGTGATATTACCACCTCCTAATAACTTAATTAAAGTCAACCTTAATGCATTTGCTAAAAGCATATCAGGAAGAGACATAAAACCTAATGATTTAACACTCTTAGATGATAGTAACTTAGACGCACTTGAAAGATTAGTGAGAAACGAACTAAGTCCTGTATTACCTATGACGGCTTCGATATCTGGAAATATTCGACGAATATGTTTATTACCAGAAGAAAGAATAAATTTAATTACATTAGGTAGTCTCTTAAAATTTAAGACGTCTTTTCTCTGATTAACAAAGCGTTGGAGTTGCCATGAAATACCTATACCAGATAAACTATCAACTTCTAGTAAATTATGAGATTGGTGTAATGAGAATATAAATTGTTTAGACTTTCTAACTATTTTAATGAAAATAGAAATGTCCAATTGAGATAGATTGCATGATTTAAATTTTCAATTTAGGATGAGTTTATCGAAACGTAATTTTAAAGAAGTTAATTTTGGAGACATCAAAGAATAATAAGCATATGAAATAATTAAACCGGTTCAAGAAACAACACTTTAACAAAGAAAACTTAACCATTAAGGTTGGACATAATTATAA